CAGGAGTGGAGGAAGCTCTCTGCTCACAGGCCTGAGTGTAGTAAACCACTGAACCACCACGATACAACTCGGGAGTCGTATTGATGGCCTCAAAGCCACCGCCAATGACGCGGGTCTGTGGACCAACGTAGCCGGTGAGATCAAACCCGGACACGCCGGTCGTAGCGACCGGCGGTGGGGTAGTGCCCCCATAAGGGAGCGTGTTCAAACCAGTTGGAACAGCGATGGCCATGAGAGGGGCACGCCAATTGAACTGCTGGCCCGCAGCGGCAGTGGAACCCGTTTGGAAGGTGCCACCACTGGCGGTGAGGATAGTACCCTGAAAAGATGCAACCGAACTCAGACTGTTGTTCAAGGCCGGGTCAATCAACTCCGGAACGAACACAAGGTTCAAGTCCCAGAGGGCCCCGGCAGCTAAGCCTGGAGGCTTAGTGACAGTGATGGTCTGGTTATAGCTCTGGACATAAGAACGTCCAGAGGCGCCATCGGGCATTCCCACGACCGGGTGTTCCTGGTCGGGAAAGGGGTCAAGCGCCATCTTGAGGTAGTTTGCACCAGCAGGTGTGAGGGTGCCCTGGTTCTCAAGCTTTGTGAGAATGTTTTTGGTGTAGGAGCCACGAGACATTTGTGTGACAGCGATACCGGATTCAGTCTGCTTGTGAGAAAAATGGAAAAACTCTGAGCGATTGTTTGTTGGCTTAGGGGGTGAAAACCTTAAAGAGGCTGGGCCATTAAGCGCCTCTTCAATAGCATAAACCTCGCGCTGCTTAGGCACAAGGTACGCTGCACGAACAACTTCCCTCGCCGGAACGAAGGCAGCATATTCAGCAGCAGACACCCAATGGCGATGGTCCAAAAGCCACTTGTCAAGGATCGGTAGGACAGCATCGTCCCAGATTGCAACCTGACGAATGGAGGCAATTCGCTGGAACTCCTCATAATGAGTGTTCTTCGGCCCGAAGACCACATGGGACAGCAAACGCGTTTGATTGAACAGTGGGACCATCACCTGGACGTCACCAACAAGGACCGGTTTGAAGAACGCGGAGAGGAAATCGAATTCCTCAACACGCTGGAGGCCATTTGTCGTGACCTCCAACCCGAAATCCCCACTAATAGTGGGAATCAGGGCTTCAGGAGCTAGCAAGGGGTAAGCCTCATCATAAGAATAGGAGTCATCATCACCATAGAACACTGCCTCAAAGGCGGTGGTGATCTGGGAGAGCGTCCAATCTGGATAAGCAGTGAGGATCGCATACAAGAAGTAAAGGATCATTGCATACGTGTTGTCGTCAGAAGTACAGAACCACCCAGTGGGCAGCCCGTTTTGCTTCTGCCAAACCTCATTGTTGACAAGGCAAACAGAGTCGAGCAATTGTGAGTAAAGCTCATCCACAGCTCTAAGCTCATTGGCTGTGGCCCCGAGCAGGCAACGCTTGCGCATGTCTCGAACACGCTGCATCACCACACTCAGGATATGGGCATCCATCTCCCTGACATCTGCACACGCCCCACGATCAAACCGCTTAAGGCGGCGATAGAGGCGGTGCCAGTCCAGGCCGTCGCGCGAGATGCCGACGGCGCTCCAATGGCGCAGAGCGGAGGAATGCAAG